AGTCGTTGACCTGTGTGGTCTCGATTTTCTCGATGACGCCGGTCACCGTGTCCCCCGGCTGGCTGTTCGCGCCGAAGTAGGCTTTGGCGCTGTTGCCGGCGAGCAGTTCGTCGAGCGAGCTCAACTGGGCGGGCTGACGCTGCTGCGGCTGATAGCCGTACCCCTGCTGGGGGTAGCCATACTGTTGCTGTGGTTGCTGACCGAACATAATCGTTTTCCTTTCGTTATTCGGTGAACTGGTATTCAGGTTCAATCAATGGGATGAGCTGGAGCCATTTATCGGGCACGTCCGGCCACGGCTTCTCGTCGAACTCGGGGAGCGCGCTCATGTCCGGCCACACGCGGCCCTTGCATGAGAAGCACTTGTCGGGGCCAGCCGCGGGCAGTTGCTTTATCCAACTGTCGCGCACCTCCACGCCGTCCGCCTGTTCGATGATGTCCATGAGGTTGACGAGCAGTTGGGCTCGGGCCAACGCCCATCTGCCGGGCTCCGTGTCGAACCTGGTCTCCCATGGCAATGCGTCACCCAACGAGGTCTTGTTGCGGGGCAGGAAGTAGATGCAGTTGCGTTCCACCCGCTCGCCCTCGTTCTGCAGTCCCATGCCGTAGAGCGAGGCCTGCACCCGATACTGCTGGCTGGGGCCGTGCGCCTTGGCCTTCGTGACCGTGGTGTTGCCGACGATCTTCCAATCGATGGTGCTATGGGTTTTGCGATCCCAGAGGTCGATCGATCCGGTGACGTCGTAGCCGCCGTGGAGGCCCTGCAATCGGCCTACGGTGACCCGGTACTCCGGGCGCCACCGTTCCGCGAGACAGTGCACGTTGTCCTCGCTCGTGTACGGGAACTGGGCCGCCGGCTCCCCGTTCAGCTCTCGGAACATGGTCTCGAAATGCGCGTGCACGCATGTGCCGATGAACGACAGCCAGCCCGGGGAGCGTCGCTCCGGCCAGCCCGCCAGTTTGGCTGCGAGACAGTGCACGCAGTCCGTTCCCAGTTCGGATGGGCCTATCTCACGTTGCAGTTCGCGTGGAGCGTTCTGGATGTCGTCCTCGATGAGCTGGCGGATCTCCGGCCATAACCTGGGTTCCTCCATCGTGTCCACCCGTGTTTTCGGCGTGACTGGCGGCTTGCCCATGCCGGATGCCGACTGGGTCATGGGCGGTGTGTCCACTGGTATCGCATCACCCTGCTGCTGGGCTTGTGCGACGGCCAATACCGCCTCATTCATGCTCACGGTTCTTCACCTCCTTCAAAAACTCGTTGATCTGTTTCTTGATGTCCGTGAGTGCGGTCCGGCTGAGCCGTGTGATGGCCACCGCCTCGTCCGAATTGTCGAAGCGCAGCGTGTAGGTGCGGTCGCCGTCCTTCGCGATGGTTACCGGCATGCTGCCGAAGGCCATCGAATGCACGGGGAAGCCGGTCTTGCCTTGCGTCTCCAGTTCGCGTATGGCCTTGTGGATGCGTCTGGCGACGGTGAGGCCCAGCTCGTCGAGCTGCTCGGAACGGATGACGTACAGGTCGTCGGTCAGCTCGTTGCCGTCCTCGTCACGCAGGTCGTAGTCGGCGATAACGCTTTCCACGATCTGGGCGATGCCCAGGCTGGACAGTTCCGCGCTCATGAGACCACCACCATAGGCTTGCCGCTCATCGCGTAATCGGCCACCGCGTCCGCCGACAGCAGCTTCTCCAACTGGCTGAGCGGGCGCGGCCGCAACTGGTAGGCTCCGGGATACTTGGTGGCCGGGTAGGCTTTTTCGAACGTGCCGGCGTTGATGCGGCGCGCGCCCGGCTTGACCTGCACCTTCAGGTTGCCGGCCTGGTAGGTGCCGACCGGATGCGAGTCGAGAATCAGGGATTTGAGATTGTCGATTTCCTCCTGTCGGCTGGCGATCTCGGCCTGCAGTTCGACGATGCGCGCCGCCTGCGCGGCGAACAATCCTTGGCGCAATTCCCCGTCCGGGTTCACGGCCTCTGTGTTTTCAATGGTTGATGGAGTCATTTGATGTGCCTTTCACGATGATTTGGGCGTAGGTGGGATACCACGCCGTCTGATGCTTGGTCTGGTTCGTGTGCCGGTTGCAGCAGGTGACCGCCTCGTCCAGTCCGGTGGGCTTGCCGAGCGGCCCGCATGTCCTGCAACGCGGCATCCAGAGACGCCGGTCAGGCATCCTGCCTGTCCTTGGAGGTGAGTCGCAGTCCGGCTATGATGTCCGCCGAAGCGTCCGGGTTGCGCAGCAGCTTCGATATGGCCGCGCCTTCCTTGACGGTCAGTTGGGCGACGGCGATGGCCGTCACGACGGCCGTATGCTGCTCGTTGGTGAGCATGATCTTGTCGGACAGCAACAGTTTGGTCGCCCGGTCGATGAACGTGCTGGCCGCGTTCGTGATGCCGTTCGCCGGCGGCACCAAAGCCGCCAGTTCGAAACTCAGATCCTCGTCCGCTATCAGCGCCTGCTGCACCAGACGGGGTTCGTTGATCGGCTTGCTCATGATTGTTCTCCTTGCTTGTTCGGCTCCCATCCCGGGAGCGGCTTGATTCGGATATAGAGATGTGGTTCGTATTCGTGCCCGCAGTACGTGTATGGGTCGCCGCTCTTGCGTTTCCGGTATTTGCCTTTGGCTCCGTACACCCATAGGTCGGGCATGCGCTTGGTGGCATGGGATTCGACGACCTGCGCGTCGTCCACGTAGGCGACGCCGTTCAGGGAGTCCAGAACCAGCTTCAAAAGGTTGTCGAGATCCGGACGGCCGCGATGGCTCATCCAGAATTCGGCCTCCAACCTGACCGGGCACTGGTATGGTTTCGCCTGCGGGTATTTGAGCCTGAATTCGGCGAACAGGCGTTCCTCCGCCCTGACGGTGCGTTTCGGTGTCATCGCGTGCCCGTTGTAGACGCGGGGACGCCCCTTCGGCACCGGGTCGCCCGGCAGGCAGAGCGTGAACTCACTTGGCTGTTCCATCGCCGCCCCACTTCAACAGGATTCCCACGAACATGAGCGGCAGGATGACCGCCAATGCGAGCGAGCCGGTTATCATCCACTGCGGCGTACCCACCGGACTTGGGATGCGGCTGTGCGTGCCGGCGAAACCGACCAGCCAACCCTCGCAGAACGTGAGAGCCAGCAGCACGGCCGATTTCTGCCCGTCCGTTAACCTCGGCCGGGGTCGGCGCATGCGCCGCTTTTTGCGTAACGCTTCGATGCTCATTTCACGGCCCTCGACTTCTCCGTGGTCACGATGCCGGCCAGATCCACCACGTCGGATTCGACCTGCAACACCTTGCGCATGATCTTCAGGTCGCCCTGCATGTAGGCGTCATAGCCGATCTGATGCGCCATATCGAACAGGTCGCCCAGCATGTCCGCATACCGCTGCCACTTGTCCGCCTCGGACTGTGGTTCGGGCTTGCGGGTCTCCCCGTCCAAATCCTTCTCCAATTCGACCTCCGTATCATTCAGGAGCTGCTCCATGAGCTCCTTCAGCGACATGTCCTCCGGAACCTCGACGCCGATGGCGTGGATACCGCTAATCTTGTTGTTTGACATCACTTGTCTTCCTTTCAATGTGATTGGTGATGTTGGTGCCGGCGTGAACCTTGGCAGTGCGACGCTGGCACCTTTTCCTTTTCTCCCGGTTTCGAATCCGGGAAACCCTTATTCGCCGTAGACCAGCTCCCTGCGGCTTATCGCGCACCGCCGGTCCCGGTAGTCGATGACCTCCTGTGGATTCCAAACGAGCCTGCGGCCTACGCGTTTCGGCGCGGGCGGATACCGGCCTCCCCACTTGTCGTGGCACGACCACACGTAGAGACTGCCCTTCGAGACACCGAGGAAGCTCGCCACCTTGGCGATCGACCAGCCGTCAAGAGACGATTCGATTTGACTACCGGCCATCACGCACCCGCTTCCAGGTCAAGGGGAGTGCAGCCCAGATACTTCTGGATGAGGTACTGCTGGCCCTTGGGCGTGACCTTCGTCGTGAAGTTCAACGACACATGACCATCCGAATGGGCGATCGATGTTTCCTTGACCTCGAACAAACCCAGTTCCATGCTCTTCTGCGTCGGCATGTTCGGATTCCCGTTGCGCTTCATCAGAAAACCGTCCTCACGCAATTGCTTGAACAACCGGTTCTGGCCGGTCTTCACGCCGTTCTGTTTGAGGATCTTCGCCAATTCGCCGATCAGAATGCTCCTCTTGCTCGTGGCCACCGCGTCCGCGAACAACACCTTCGGCTTCTGCTCGTCCAACTGCTTCCGTTGTTCTTCGATGGTCTTCTGCGCGATGAGCACCGCGCGCGCCATCGTCTCCTCCGGGGTCTCGCCCTGGGGAATGTAACCGCCGGTACGACGGATCTGGGGCACTACCTCGTCGAACAGCCAATGCTCGAACTCGACCGCGCTGGTGAGCTTGCTGCTGGCGATGAGGCGGTACACGTCGCCTTCGGTGATGAATACCATCTGCTGGATTCCACCGGCCGTCTCAAGGGGTCTGCGAATCACCGACCCCTTGCAATGCTGCTTAACGGCATCGGCCGGGCGCTTGTATCCGAGTGCGGTGGCGACGTGCTTCGCGCAGAACAGCACCGTCCCGTTCCCGGTGGTCACCGTGGCGACCGGGTTGCCCCGAAACTCGAAGGGCTGTACATTGGATTCAGTCATTTTGGACCTTCTTTCAATCTGACATTCGCCGCCGCTCCAATCGGCGGCATTTTTTTGTGGCTAGAATCTGAGCCATGTGGAAATGGCTGGCGGACAACTGGATGGGATTGACGGCGTTGCTGCTGTCCTTCGACGCGGAACGACGCCTGTACCTCTCGACCGATTGGGGAGTGGATAAGACGGATGGGGACGGGTGGATACTGCGCAACAACGGGTGGCTCACCGAACGAGACATTCGGGTGACGCCGACTGGCGGCGCTATCGTCGAATACCGTGGAGCCTCCAAGCTCAAGCGCCATGAGTCCGGCACCGTCATCGTCGCGATGGTCGAGACCTCGAAATCGAGAGACATCCGCGTATCCTCGCGAAGAATCCTGTTCCGGCATTCCCGGATCCTGTCCCTATAGACCCCGGCCCGACATCCACGGGCTCGAGCCCACGGAGACAGAAATCGATGTCTTCCTTGTCGCAGACGACGAGTCCCGTGTATTCGACCCAGCATTTGCCGTCATCAAACACGCGAACCGTCATCGGGTGGCCGTCCAACCATCTGACACGATCCATGTCGATGCTGAGAATACGAATCAGCGCACGGGCCCTCTCACGTTCCGCGCCGCCAAGCCGGTAGGTCCTAACCATCACGCCACCGCCTTTTGATCGTCCAGAATGAACTGGTTGTTGAGGAAGTCGCTGGGCTGATATCCGGTGAGGTTGGCGAAGGCCTCGATGTCCGTGAGGGACAGGTCGACTTTGCCGTTGATGCGGCGCGAGACTACGTCGGCCGATTGGTTTGTTTGTTTGGCATAGTCCGCGACGCTGATTTTTCGTGCGGCCATCACGGCTCTGATTCGAGCCGCCGCTTGTTCGCTGAGCTTTGTCACGGTTGTCCTCCTTTGTGTTCCGTGTTTGAGCGACAGCTACAGCATGCACGTTATAACGTGCAGCATCAAGTGTCGGCGTGTCGTATTTACGCGCATTACTTTTCTTTTACGTTACTGCGACATGCATTCAATTGCGTGTTAGCGTAAATACGCGCTATAGTAGGGCACATGGGACATGGAAAGATTGGTGTCAGCGATTTCGCGCTGACGGTAAGCGCCGCCATCAGAGCGCAAATGGGAATACGCCGCATCTCCAACAGGGAAATCGCGAAACTCATCGACCGAGGCGCGACCTACGTCAACTCCCGAATCAAAGACGAAAACGAATGGGCCCTCGGCGACATCGAAAAACTCTGCGAACTCTGGAACATGACACCATGCGAACTCATCGAATCCGTCAACACCGAGCAGTCTCGTGTGGCTGAAACCCTCAACAAGCTCAAACGCGGCGACCTCGACATCGCCGCCTACGAGGACGAGCACAAATACGACGGGGACGGGGACGAGCCGGCGTGAGCGTTCACGCTTGAAACTCTAAATAGGTTCAAACCGTTGGAAACATTGGCCTCCCATCATTTTGTACACCACTACAAAATGATAGGAACAGAGAGATGAGGACAAATGGATAAAGAAGCCATCAAACGATACGCCAACGACCTCGACGCCATCGCCAACAATGAGGATGACGTGGAATTCTGGTACGCCAGAAGAGTAAGTGGGTGATTCGATGACGCTGCCATTGTCGCCGCGCATGAGCTACGGGCAGATGCGCATGGCATTGTACGACGTTGCACCAGACCTGCATGTGGCCAGCGCGTGGCTTCCCGGCAAACTCGACGGCATATACTGCCTCGCCACCAACACCGTGCTCATCGACCGGCGCATCACCTACACGCGCAAACGCTGCGCCCTCGTCCACGAACTCGTCCACTGGCAACACGGCGACGACACCAGCAACGGCTGCCGCGGCGGCAAACTCGAACAACGATGCAGACACGAGACCGCGATACTGCTTATCAACCCGGCCGAATACGCTTTGGCCGAACGTATGTATGACGGCAACCCGTACCAGATAGCCGCCGAGCTCAATGTCACCATCCAAATCATCCAGGATTATCGACAGTGGCTACATGACAACGTGACTGTATAGGAAGAGGATGAAATGAAGAAAACGATTACACTTCTATGTTGTATGGCTATAGTTGTGTCCTTGGCCTCTTGCGGGGAACCCGCGCCATTGACTGAAGGACATGCCCTTACCGCATGTAAACGTCAAGCGAAAATCGAAGCGCCCAAAGGTTTTTACTACAAGCTCAGCAATGTGGATATAACCGATAATGATGATGGAACTATTCGCGTTATCTTCAACGATGCAACGGTTAATCAGTCTGTAGTCCAGACGGTCGTGTGTGACGTTGGAGGAACAAATGACCGGCCGTCGATACTGACATTTGGAGATATTCGCGGATTGAACAACGAGTCAGACAAGCAGGACACGAGTGAGCAACTAAAACAGCAGTCCGGAGAGAAATCTGGAGAGACGGCTTTTCTTTCCGCAACTGTAAAGATCATCGATGGTGATATTCAGATAAACACGAGCGGCAAAGTTGAATATAGTCCGCTGATTACCGTTTATTCCGTTACTGGCGATGAAGCCTCGTTCCTCCCGCTCGGGAATGATGCTAATACCATCGTGAAAGCAGACGGAAGCAAAACATCGATTTCTTCTTCCGACTACACATGGAAGTATGACCAAAAAGGTGATGCAACATTCAGTATCAGCCTTAACCCTGCCGAATATATGGGGATAAGTGACCCTATCGACAGAGTGGAGTTGGCCGCATATATGAGGTCAGCAAAACGCACAATAGGCAAAAACATCGTATTGAATTTCGATTAGAAAGAATTGCCCTATCGGTCTTGCACACCGATAGGGCGGTTGAAGAATCCAGCTAGTTCAAGAAAGGAGGACGCTTCGCCTACCTATCATAGCCGATAGGCCTGGCGGAGCTATACCCGAAATGTCAGAAGAACGCGAGTGTGCTGCCGAAGTAGTTTCCGCGCTCCTGCGGGGTAAACTCCAGGGACAGCAGATGGTATTCCGGGTCGTCGGGATCCGGCCCCTCGTCCATGAATCCGAATCGTGTGAACAGGTCCATGCTGGGCTTGTTGCGCGGATCCACCTGGGTGAGCACGAGTGGCGTGCGGTTGAAACGCCAGGCATCGTCACGCAGGCGCACGATAACCGAGGAGAGCAGAGTGTCTCCGAGATGTGTGCCACGCACCTTCAAAGCGGTGGCGATATACGAGATCTGGTAGACGCCCTCATGCTCATCGGTCGTTTCCACGGCTACGCCGTATTCGCAGAAGCCGACCACGTCATCATGCAGGGGAATATCTCCGGATACGACAAGAAGCGTGCGCATGATCCCCTTCGGGGTCTTGCGCACGCTGAGGTCACGTATGTAGCGTTGCGGGTCCATCGCCCATTCGGGGCCTCCAGGTTCACAGCACAGGAACTGCCTGAGGGCCGTCTGATGGTCTCTGGAGCATTCGCGCTCAATGACGAGCTTCAGACCCATCGATGGTTTCCTTCCGGGCCTTTGCCCTGCGTTCCATGTAATGGCGGGCGCTGCGGGTCAGCTTCATCCA